GTCTAGAATCAGGCTCACTAACTGTTTCATTCCTAAATGACACAGCAACATCAAACGTACTACAGACACTAAATGCCGCATTCGGCACAACTGTTGCTGTAAAGATGGTACAAGCGAAAGTTCCAGTAGTATCGGCAACTAATCCGCTTTACACCTTTGATATTCTAGTCAACAACCTAACACCTATTAACGGCGCGGTTGGCGATATGGCAACACAGGATATTACTTTTACGCTAAACTCTGTAGTTACCAAAGCCGACACCGGCACGTTCTAATTAAGTAAAGGGGCAAAAATGGCAAGAATAATAGTAACAAGGGCTGATGGAACTAAGAGCACACACTCAATAAGTCCATCTGTTGAATATGCATTTGAGCAGCAGTTTCGCAAAGGCTTTCACAAAGCTTTTCGTGAGGATGAAAAGCAAGAGCATATCTATTGGCTTGCATGGGAATGTCTACGCCGCGCAGATGCGCCTGATGTCAAACCTTTTGGATCAGCGTTTCTTGAAACCCTAGCTGCGGTTGATGTGGTGTCAGACGATTCCCCAAATGGCTAACGCGCGATTCCTTTACGTATAGAGTTGCTCAGTTGAGCATCCATACTGGAATCGCGCCTAGCGAGTTTATTAACATGGACACAGATTTGCTTAAGGCTTTTTACGAAGTCTTAAAGCAGCAGGCAAGAGAGCGAGAGAATGCCAACAGAGGTAAAAGGGGTCGTAGAGGCTAGGAAGATTTTGCGTAAACTAGCCCCTGAAACCTTAAAGGCATATAACAAAGAGATTGCTGCGCCTTTAAAAGCCATTACCCAGGCAGCGCGCAATGATGTGCCAGGCACAATAGATAACCTATCTCGCTTTAATTATCCAGGCTATGAGCGCAAAAGCCGTACTGGTCGCAACCGCGCTTTTCCTAGCTTTGAAGCCAATGTAGTTAGACGTGGCTTGACTTATTCGTTAGCAAAAAGTAGAAGCAATAGAAGTGGCTGGTCATCGCTTGTCAGTTTACTAAACAAATCTGCATCTGGTGCAATTATAGAAACTGCTGGAAGGCAAAACAGATATGGCAGCTCGCAATCAAAATCTAATAACCCTGATGCCGGTAGAGAGTTTATTGCTAACCTAAATAATGGCATTGGTAGCCTAGAGCAGACCGGGCGCACAGCTAAGACATCTGGTCGTTTGATGGGTAGAAACTTGGCTGAGGATCAAGGCAAAGCCAAGGCTACAATTTTAAAAGTATTGCAACAAGTAGCAGTTAATGCCAATGCTGAGATAGCGAGGTTGTAACGTGGCAATTGTATTTCCTATAGTCACCAGCTATAACGACAAAGGAACAAAGAAGGCAGATGATGCCTTCACCAAGTTAGGCAAGAAGTTCCTTGCCGTATTCTCAGTTACTAAAGTTGTACAGTTTGGCAAGGCTTCTGTACAGGCGTTTAGCGATAGCACAAAAGAAGCGCAATTACTAGCCACACAGTTAAACGCGGTCAACCTAGGATTTGCTTCACCATTTATTAATGATTTTATAGACAAGTTAGAACTGGCTACCGGCGTTGCAGGCGATAAGTTAACTAATGCATTTATCAGCCTATCTCAGGCTACAGGTGATGCAAGCACAGCACAAAAGATTTTAACAACTGCTTTAGATGTTAGCCTTGGAACTGGCAAAGATTTACAGACAGTAAGCAATGCTTTACAACGAGCATACAAAGGCGAAACAACAGCCCTAGCACGTTTACGCATTGGCTACACTACAGCTGAGCTTAAAGGCAAAAAGTTTGATGAGGTATTAGAGGATCTACAGACTAGGTTTGATGGCGCAGCAGGTAAAGCAACAGACACCTTTGCAGGCAAGATGCAAAGACTTGCAGCAGCAGTTGAGCAAGCCAAAGAAGCATTTGGAGAAGGTTTAGTATCTGGACTTGAAGATGCCGATGTCAGCATTGAGGAATTGCAAGAAGGCATCATAAACCTAGGTAAAGCACTAGGTACTTTAAGCGCAGCAGTAGTTGAGTTTGGTAAAGATGCAGAAGATACTTTTAGGGGCATTACAGAAAGCAAAGCAGCTAAAGCTGTCATGGCTTTGTTTGAAGGCTTGGTGCGTGGTGCTGGCTTTATAGTTACCGGTGAGCTAGTTCCTACTATGGATTCAGCAAGTGCTAGGTTAGCTGGTCAGCAAGCAAGAAAAGAAGCAGAACAAAACAGGGCTAGGCTAAGAGCGCAAAACGCATTAACAAAAGCTGAAAAGCGAACAGCCATAGAAAAATTAAACAATGAAAAGAAGATTACATCTGAAAAGAAAAAACAAAATACAGAATCCAAGATTATTGATGAAATCAATAAGCGGTTTGAAATGGATCGTATACAAATTGCTGCTGCCCTAGGCGGTCAGATTAATGACGTAGAACGCCTGCGCTTAGAGCTAATGCAAGCCATTCTTGATGAGGATGTTAAGCGAGCCATCATTCTTGAAGGTCAGTTAATTAAAGCTGAGGCTGCTGCTGTTGAGTTGGCATTGCTATTAGATAGCTTAGATGAAATGGTTGGAGATCCGTTTGCTGATTGGCCTGGCACAATTACACGTATTCAGGAATTGCTTAAGACACTTAAAATCAAAATACCTATTGAAACCCTATTTGCTGAAAAAGGTCTACGCCTAGACCAAGAGAAGATGACAGTTACCAAGCTTGACCGCATGGATGTTAACGCTACAAATGTTTACATTAATGGCGCAAGGCCGCTTGATAAGTTTGTTAATCCATTTGTACCAGGAACTTTAGAACATGCTGTAGAGGAAGGTGTAAAAGCAGACTTGGCTGAATCAGATGCAGCCGCTTTATTAGCAGAATCTGAAGCTGAAGCAGCCCTAATTGAATCTGAATTAGCGTTGCAAGAAGCAGAAAATGCAATTAGAGATGCTGCATTGGCTGCGCTTTTTGCCAGATTAGGTTTAGATTCTGAAGGAAACCCGGTAACAATAAATGTAACAGTAGAAGGCTCAGTAATAGCAGCTGAAGATCTAGCCGAAACCATTACTGACATTCAATACACTTATCAGAGAACTGGAAAGGGATTGCTGTTTAGCAGCATAGCTATCTAATGCCAGCACCTACAGTAAGAGTGTTTGTTGACTTTGATAGCGATACCGCATTTGAAATCAACCCACTTATCTTAGATAGCCTTACTGAAGGCATCTTGGGTACTAACACCCTTGGCTCTGGTACATTGCCAGTTGAGATTACAAACTTAGTAACTAAAGTAAATATACGCCGGGGTCGCAATCGCATCACATCTAAGTTTGAGGCTGGAACCGCTAACGTAGTTCTCTATGATCAGAATGGCGATTGGAATCCCACTAACCCTAATAGCGCCTACTATCCAAACCTAGTACCCCTAAGGCAAATAATCATATTTGCTACTTATGCCAGCAATGATTACTTTCTATTCTCAGGCTTCATCACCAATTATGATACTGGCTTTAGGCAAGGCAATGATGAACTAAGCACAGTTACCCTTAAATGCGTAGATGGCTTTAAGCTTCTTGCAGGCTCAGCCATAGACACAGTAGCAGGCTCAGGGGTTCAGCTCTCAGGGGCTCGCGTGAATGCCATCCTAGACGAAATAGAATGGCCTATAAGCCTACGAAATATAGATACTGGTGATTCTACCCTACAGGCAGACCCAGGAACCGCCAGAGATGCCTTAGAAGCCCTATTTACAGTAGAGCAGAGCGAGTTTGGGGGCATCTTTGTTGATGCCAATGGCAAGGTAGATTTTGTCAGCCGTAACAATCTAATATCCAACCCAGCCTTCCCGGTCTATGAGTTTAGTGATCAAGGCGTGGACATCTCCTACACCAATGCAGTAGTAGCGTTAGACGATACTACGTTGATTAATGATGTGACTATCACACGCCTAGGCGGTACAGCTCAGAATGCCTTTGACCAGGCTTCAATTGATAAGTTCTTCCTTCATTCAGGCACACGCTCAGGGATATTAGTGCAGACAAATGCAGAGGCTTTAAATCAGGCTCAAGGCATCCTAGCCACACGCAAAGACCCTGAGATACGCATAGATAGCATTCAGCTAAATCTCTATGATGATGCTAACCCCAATAAGCCATTGGCAGGCATAGACATAGAATTGCTTGATGGAGTAACAGTTACCAAGACCACCCCAGGCTCTACCAGCGTTGTTCAATCAAGCCTAGTAAATGCTATTCATCACGACATTACCAAGTCATCCTGGATGACTACCCTATACACAACAGAACCGCTACTGGCAGGCTTTGTCTTAGATTCCGATATATCGGGTATACTAGACACAGACGTGCTGAGCTACTAAGGAGAACAAATGGCAGGCGCAGGATATAAGTTGTTTAATACTGGAGATGTACTTACTGCAGCCCAGGTCAATACTTATTTACAAGAGCAAACAGTTATGGTGTTTGCCAGCTCAGCTTCTCGCACAAGCGCGCTAAGCGGTGTATTGGCTGAAGGCATGATGTCTTACCTACAAGATACTAATTCAGTAGAAGTATATGATGGTTCAAACTGGGTATCTATTGGATCAAGTGGTGACATAACTGGTATAACAACTGGCACAGATTCAGGTCTATCAGGTGGCGTTACAAGCGGCACAGCAACCCTGAGATTAAAATTAGAGTTTGATGCAGAAACAGGCACTGCTTACACTTTAGTAGCAGGCAACCTTAACCAGCTAGTAACACTTAATAACGCAAGCCCAATTACTTTAACTGTACCGCCTAGCGTTTTTAGCGCAGGTGATGTAATAAACATAGCGCAGATAGGCGCAGGCCAAGTAACACTAGCGCAAGGTGCAGGCGTAACAATAACTAGCACAGGTGCAACTTCTAGCGCACCTAAACTACGCGCTAACAAATCTGCCGCATCAATTATCTGCACAGCATCAAATACGTTTTTGGTCGTAGGAGATATAGCGTAATGAGTTTACTCGGGATTATTGCTTCAAGTAAGTTTAAGGGCGTTGCAATAAGCATTGAACATTTAACAGTTGCAGGCGGCGGTGGTGGTGGTGGAACTTTTTCTGGAATACAAAGAGGTGCAGGTGCCGGTGGTGCTGGCGGTTATAGAACTTCAACTTTATCTCTGACAAGTTCTACAAATTACACTTTAACAGTTGGCGCAGGTGGCGCAGGAAGTGCGCCGTATGGCAACGGAGTTAATGGTAGTGATAGTGTTTTTGCAACTATTACAAACTTAGGTGGCGGTGGCGGTGCTTATGAGTTTGGTGCTACAAAAAATGGTGCATCTGGTGGATCAGGTGGTGGTGGCGCTGATACTGGTGGAACAGGCGGTGCGGGAACAGCTGGACAAGGCAATAATGGCGGTAACGGGGCTACCTCTGGCGGGTTAGGTGGATCATCTGGCGGTGGCGGCGGTGCTGGTGGTGTCGGTACAGCTGGAGCAACTACTAGCAACACTCGGCCTGCTGGCGGAACTGGCTCTACATCATCTTTAAGCGGTAGTAGTGTAACTTATGCAGTAGGTGGCAACGGAGGCGCTTTTAACAATAATGTTGCAGGAAGTAACGGAACTGCTAACACGGGTAATGGCGGTGGCGGCGCTGACGGAAATGTAAGCGACCCCACAGGAAAAGCTGGCGGTAATGGCGGCTCTGGCATAATAGTCTTAAAATATGCAGACACTTTAACTGCAAGTTTTAGCGGCGGTGTAACACAAACAACAAGTTCAAGTGGCGGCTTCAAGACTTCAATAATTACAGCAGCAGGCGTATCAGATACAGTTAGTTGGGCATAATGGCACATTACGCATATTTAGATGAAAATAACATTGTCGTTGCAGTAACAGTAGGCAAAGATGAAATAGAGTTCATAGATGGTTTAGATACCGAAATGTATTACGCTCTGGGAACGCCTTACACAGTTAAGCGCACTTCATATAATGGCAACATACGCAAAAACTATGCAGGAATAGGTTATACCTATGATTTACAAAGAGATGCGTTTATTGCACCGAAACCAGAAAATGCTATTGGCTTTGATGAAGAAACCTGCCGTTGGATACTTCCAGAACCATCTTTATAGATAATGCCTAAACTATGCAAAGCTGGTCAGCAATTACGCGAGCAGATAGATGATGCGTTCCCCGATAGAGATAGAACTTCAGATGGTTGGATCGGTGACAAACGTCATTCAGCGCGTAAGTCCGATCACAATCCAACTGCTGAAGGTATTGTACGTGCCCTTGACATTGACGTTGATTTCAGGTCGCACAAAGCGGAGCCCTATGACTTTGCGGATCAGCTACGATTACTTGCCAGACTTGATAAAAGAATCTCTTATATCATCTTCAATGGCAAAATTGCAAGCTACAAACGCAATTACAAATGGAGAAAGTACACCGGGATAAACCCACATAAGACACATATACACATTAGCTTTACTGCTAAGGGCGATTCAGATGGCAGTATGTTT